GAATTTAGTAATGCACAACAAAAAGCCCTATTAGATGCATCACTTAAATTATTAGATATAAAAGCTAAAACTGCTAAGATTGGTCAAGATGATATAAAATTTAATCTAGATGTATTAAAAACTAATGCACAAATAGAAAACTACATAAGTCAAACAAACGATAGATATAGAAAAGCAAACGAAGATAGTGCTTCATATCCTTCTGGTATAACTACAGCAGATATGAAAAGTAGATTAGAAAATAAAATAGAGGCAGACTTCTTTGCTGGTATAAAAGATAAACCTACAGAAAATATAAATAGTTTAGTAGATCAATTAGAACCTTTAGCTAAAGCTAATTTATTATCTGGTATGGATATTAATACAGCAGTTTCTAATGCTATTGATATTGCTGTACAAGTTAACGCAATAACACCATCATTTGAAAAACCAGGTAGAATATATGGATCTACAACAGTTCCTGGTTCTGTTGATGCTAGTATGTTTGGACAAGCTAGTATGGTTAAAGTAAATACACAAGCAGACTATGATAAGTTACCATCTGGCACTCGTTATATAGATAAAGATGGAATACCTGGTATTAAACCATAATGGTTAAAACTCAATTTGGAGATGAAGCATTACCAACTACACAATTTGGAGATGTAGCAGGTACACTAGATGAAGTAAGACAACCTGGGTTCTTTGATACTTTAAGAAATCCATTAGATTTAATTTATGAAGAATCATTAATTAGACAAGGTTATAATATACTAACTGGTGATACTCAGAAAGTACAAGCACAAAGAGCATTGGATTATATGATGAATAATCCAGACTCTATTAATACTGATGAGTTTCAAAATGCACAAAGAATCTATGATAGATTTGGTTATCTGTTACAAGAACAACCAGACTTTTCATTTGAAGCATTAGGTAAAGCTGTTAGTGCAAACCCAGGTCAAATGGCAGGTGAGCTTGTAAATGCTTTTATGGCAGATCCATATTTAATATTTACACCATACTGGTTAGGTGCAAATGCATTAGCTAAGTTTTATCAAGCAAATAAAATTACAGGTAAAATATTAAGTACAGCACCAAGAATATCTAAGGGTGCAGCTGTTGGAACTATAGCAGTACCTGAAGCAGCAGCATATTCTTTAATTATGCAAAAAGGTGAAGAGGATGCACCAATAGATCCACAAAGATTAAAAGTAGAAACTGCACTTGGCGGTACTATGGGTCTAACATTTGGTACAGTATTTGCTGGTAGTGTAAATAAAATGGGTATGGATTTAGGTAATCCTAATTTCAATAAAGTTAGATTGCAGGAATTAAATGCTAAAGCAATAGCAGGAGATGCAGAAGCTATAAAAGAACTTAATGATTTTAAGATGAATGAAAAAGGCATACCTAATAATATGCAAAAGTTATTAGATGATCATTTAGATAATATAGCAGGAACAGAATGGGGATTATTAAATAAAAATGCAAAAGCATTATCAGGTGAAATAGAATCTGACTTTGCTAAGAACCTTTCTAGATTTACTAAACATTCTAATTACATTACAGCACCAGCAGTAGCAGGTTTAGTGTTTGGTACTGGTGCATATATAGGAACTGATGATACTGAAACAGCATTAAAGACAGCAGGTGTAGCTGCAGGTATAGCTACATTTGGTAAAGTATCTAGTAGAGCATTCCAAGACTTACAATTTAAAGGTTTGGGTAAAAGATTTTCTAGAGATATTACTGAAGATGAATTCCAATTATTTAGACAAGAACTAAAAGATACAGGAGTTGATATTAAAGGCACAGGTATAAAAGACACTATTACTTTTTATAAAGATGGTAGTGCAAAAGCTAGTGACTATAAAAAATTAGGTCTATACAAAAAACTAATGGACATGAAAGCAACTACAATTAGTAGATATGCTATGGATGGATATGATGATTTTACTAAAGTTGGTAACGCTACATCAAGAAGATTAAATGAAGCATTTAACAGAGAACATCCTATACCAAAAGCTAGAGAAGAAGCATTACTATCATATATACAAACTGGTAAAGGTAAATTATCAAAAGCAGAAATAGCAGCAACTAATGCTGCATCAAATTATTTCTCTAAAATGCATACAGTATTATCTAAAGATACTGATTTAATGTTAGGTTTTAGAAAAAACTATTTACCTGGTTTTTGGCAAACATCAGCATTTGATTCTGAAACTTCTATAATGAGAATGGTTCAAACTTACTTTACTGATAGTGCATCAGCTGCACAATATAAAGGTAGACTAGGAGCAGAAAGAAGGAAAAAAATTAATTCATATGAAGAAGGTATTGCGTTAGGTTTTAAACCAAGATCTACAAACCTGGGAGATATAATAGAATTATACAACAATGCTGTAAACAAAGCATTAGGTGAAAGACGAGCAGTACAAGTATTATTCAACTCTGAGATACAAGGTAAAGTAACTACAAAAGGTAAACCTTACAAGTTTATGTATTATAAAATACCTGAAGGTGTAAATGCTTCTGAGTATATACAATATAAACATCCTGCATTTGAAAGTTATAGTTTAAAAAATGTTAGAACTTTAAAAGCTATAGATAGTCAAATAGCTAAAGACAAAAAAACAGATCCACTTATACCACTATCTCAACATGTAAAAACTAGAAATGCTATGATAGCAAATGCTTATAAGACAGGTGCTATGGAAGCTCCATTTGTTTATAAAGATGCATTAAATCATTTAAGGTTTATGTTTGATGCAAGAGAAGAAAAAGGTTTAATTAGAGCAATATCAAACATCAACTTCTTACAAAAAAGATTTGCTGTAGGTTACTCATTCTTTCATGCAGCAGCTCTTATGGAATCAATGATCTTTGCAGGTGTAGGTGTTAGTAGAGCATTAAATGTACCTGTTAGTTATTTTAAAACTAAACAAAACTCTGCTAAAAGAATGATAAATGAAGGTGGTAACTTTGATGACTACCAAATAGGTTTAAAATCTGGTGTAGTATTTTCACATCCAGATGATATTGGACACCATAGATTCTATGATACTGTACAAGGAGCTAATAGATTAGCAGATAGATATGGTGGACCATTTGCTAAATGGGTAGTTAATGCAGGTATTAATAATCTAGTTGTAAAACCATTTAGATTCATTGATGATGTTACATGGGATCATGTATATAATTCTGGTAAACTATATACATTCCAAACAGCAAGACAAAAACTTATAATGGATCCTGCTAATAAAGATATTCCTTTAATGGAATTAAATAGGAAAGCAGCACAGTTTACTAATGATGCGTATGGCGGATTAAACTGGCGTAAACTGTATGAAGATGTAGAAAACCCTATAATGAAAGCTGTAACTGGTGTAGCTATTACACCATCAGGTAGAAGATTTTTACAGTTAGCTATGTTTGCACCAGACTGGACTACAGCTAACTTAAGGATTCTAGGTAATGCTTTACCTGGTTTCAACAAAGATCCTGTGGCTAGAAAGTTATATCAAGCGTATGCACTAAGAGCAGGATTAATATATGCTACATTTGGTAGTGCATTACAGTTTATGTTTACAGGTAAGTCATTACTTGAAAATAAAGATCCAACCAAGATTGATTTAGGAAATGGTATGAACATGGTATTTTCTAAACAGTTAATGGAGCCTTTACATTGGGCAGTACATCCAACAAAAACTTTAATATCTAAACAAGGTAGTACTCTCAAACTAACACAAGAACTTTTATTTAATAAAAAATATTTAACTAGCCCTTATCCGAGTCCGATAACAGATAGAGATTTATCTTTACTTTATCAGGCAAGAGATTATGGTAAACAAATAGGTCAATCATTCGTACCATTTGCATTTAGAAATCCTATACAAGAAATGATGAAAGATGGTGTAGATTTCCAAGATGCAATAAACTTTTTACTTGGTGAGTTTGGTCATCCTGTTTATCCAGAAGGGCGTAAGTTTAAATATCCAGGACTAAACATAGGAAACTAATATGGCAGGAACAGGCGTAGGTAAATATAGTACAACAGCAGGAAATAATACTGATACACAAAGTGTAAACTTTGCTGAAGGTATGGCTCCCTCTAATGTAAACAATGCAGCTCGTGAGACTATGGCTAATATCCGTAGTATGTATAACCAAATTGGTGAAGGCTTCTATGAGTTTGGTGATGGTGATGGTACTTATACAGTAGCACGATCTGACTCTGATACGATTACTATTACAGCTACAAGCACAGACTTAACAGCTACATACTATGCAGGTAGAGCTATTCGTATAACAGATAGTTCTGGCAACGTAACAGAAGGTACGATTGTATCTTCAGCATTTTCAAACCCAACCAATACTATTAATGTCTCACAGACTATTGCAGGTACTGGCACACCTTTGAAAATAGAACTAGGCATACAAGGTTCATCATCTGAGTTAGTTGTTGATGGAGACAACGACACTAAGATACAAGTAGAAGAAGGTTCTGATGATGACACAATAAGATTTGATACTGGTGGCACAGAGAGACTACAAGTCTCATCAGCAGGGGCGTTTGCCTTGCAGAGTGCTGGCGGTTCATTTATACATTCAAACACAATATCTAACACATTTACTTTGACCAGTCAGAATATGTTTATGGTCGGTCCAGTAAGTGTAACAGGAGTTATTACAGTAGGCTCTAATTCTACTGTTGTCGTAATATAAGGAGAAACAAATGGCAGGAATACAAATAGACGGAGTTAATAACAAGATTGACTTTGATGATGATGCAGATACCAGTATATCGTCAGCTACGGATGATACGCTAGTAATAGAATCTGGTGGTGTAAACGTAGCATCTATTACATCTAGTGGTATTGATGTTACAGGTTCGATCACTGCATCATCTGCAAGCACAATTAACGTAACTGGAGGAAGTGCGTTAACATTAAAATCAACAGACGCAGGAGCAAGTGCTGGTCCAGTTTTAAGATTAACTAGAGATTCGTCTAGTCCTGCTGACGGAGACATTACAGGTGAAATTGATTTTATTGCAGAGAATGATGCAAGTGAAGCAATTACTTATTCGCAAATTAGTTCTAGAATAGATGATGCCTCTGATGGAACAGAAGATGGTAGATTATTCTTTTTTACACAAGTCGGAGGTTCTTCTACCGAAAGATTAAGATTTAATGGCACAGAAACAGTTTTTAACGAAGGTGGAATAGACTTAGATTTTAGGGTTGAGACTGCTGTTGGACAATTTGCTTTTTTTGTGAATGGTCAAAGTGGAGTTGGAACTGCTGGTTTTTATAACGCATTTACCTCAACTCAAGTAGCTATTGAAAATCAAGATGCTCCAAATGGGAGGGTTGGTTTGTTTATAACCCACCCATCAAGTAGTGATCTTGGTGAAGGTATAGTGCATAGAAGCACTAGATCCTCTAGCTTAAGTTCAAATTTTCATATGAAAACACAGTCTAATAATGGTGCAGATAATGAATTTAGTATAAGAGGTGACGGTAACGTTTTTTGTGATGGTTCTTTTAGTGGCGGTGGTGCTGACTATGCTGAGTATTTTGAATGGAAAGATGGTAATGGTTCTGATGAGGACAGAGTAGGTTATTCAGTAGTACTTGATGGTAATAAAATAGTCAAAGCAACTGATAGTGATGATGCTAATAAAATTATTGGAGTAATATCTGTTAATCCAGCAGTTGTGGGTGACTCTGACATTGATAGATGGAAACAAAAGTTTTTACTTGATGATTTTGGAAGAGAAATTACAGAAGAAATTACTGTAACAGAATGGAGAGGTGAACATACTACTGACGAAGGTATTTTTAATAAAAATTATTTATATTCCTATGATACTGACAGAATACCAAATGATGTAACAGTACCGAGTGATGCTGAAGTAAAATCAGTTGATGCAAACGGAAATAAATTTTTAAGAAGAAAAACTAATCCTGATTGGAATGAAAATGAAGCATATATTTCTAGAGAAGATAGAAAAGAATGGGATACAGTTGGTCTTATGGGTAAACTTAGATTACGCAAAGGACAACCAACAGGAACAAATTGGATTAAAATGAGAGACATCTCAGACACAGTTGAAGAATGGTTGGTGCGATAATGTTTACACTAGACAACAAAGAATATGACGAAACTAAAATATCAGCTAAAGCTAAGTCAGCTTTGGAAGAAGTAGTGCGTGTATCTAAACAAATGCAGGATCTAAGATTTGCCCAACAAGGCTATATTAATATATTAAAAGAAGAATTAAAGGAGACTAAGGATGAGTAGTGAAATTAAAGTAGACACTATTAGTGAAAATACCAGTGCAGGTGGTGTAACTATTGATGGTGTTTTAGTCAAAGATAATAAAGTAGATATAAATGGTACAGCAGGTGGAATTATTTTAGATGCAGATGCTGACACAACAATTAGTGCAAATACTGATGATCAAATAGATTTTAATACAGCAGGTAATGCTACTCATGTATTCGATGCTAATGGACATGTTACATTAAAACAATTTTTAGATGCAACAACTGCTGGTGGAAGAATTACTGGTGCATCAAATAGAGGTAACAATGCTCGTGTCAATTTGTATCAAACTGCTGGTAGCTCTGATGGTGGTGAGATAAGATTAGAAACAGCAAACACAGGTAATTCAATGACAGAAGCAGTGCGTATTCATAATAACCAAGTTATGTCTGCTTCAGCTGGAATTGCTCTTGGTGTAGGCACAGCTAATACATCATCAAATGTACTTGATGACTATGAAGAAGGTACATGGACACCTAGTGGGTCAAGTTTAGGTGTAGCTACAAACCATAAAGCTATATATAGAAAAATAGGTGACATTGTATTTTTATATTGTGACATTACAATGGACTCATCACCAGCAGATACGGCACAAGCAACATCACTTCAAGGATTTCCATTTACTTGTAATGATGATTATTTTCAGTGTAATTCAAGAGTTGCTGGATTGAATCAAGTTATAGAAGCAAACATAGCTGGTACTGGTGCAGTATTTAGAGATAAAGCAGATGGTGTTATCTGCACTCGTGGAGAGTTTGCTGGAGACAGATGCCAACATATATTTATTTATACAATAGCTTAATAAGGAGAAAACAATGGCAATAACAAAAACAACTGAGATAGCAAAAATAGAAGTCGTAGGTGAATATAAACATATTCAAGTAAAGACTGATACTGTTATCAAAGAAGACGATAAAGAGATAAGCAGAACAGCTCATAGAGTTGCTTATACGCCTGGTACAGTCAATGAAATATCAGGTGCTTACGAAGAAACAGATCTATCTTCAGAGGACTCTGAGGTACAGTCTATAGCAAATTTAGTATGGACTGATGCTGTAAAAACTGCGTGGCAAAATAAAGTAACTGGTTAAGGAGTAACACATGAGTGAAATAAGAGTAGATACAATATCAGAAAAGACATCAACATCTGGTGTAACTATAGATAGTCTTCTTATCAAAGACCAAAAAATTACAAATCATACTGGAATGGTATCTCAAGTTGTATCTGTGAGCAAAACAGATAGATTTACCACAAATAGCACAAGCTATACTGATATAACTGGCTTTACTGCATCTATCACACCATCATCAACAAGTTCAAAAATACTTGTAATATCAAATTGGTGCTGGGGATCAAGTGCATCTCCTTATCCTAAATTTATTTTGTTAAGAGGTTCAACCTCAATAAATGTAGGAGATAGTTCAGGATCAGCTACTTCTGTTTCAGCTGGTAATAATAGTGATCCTGTCGGAGATGAGGGAGATATACTACAAGAGCAATTATCACACCATTTTTTAGATAGTCCTAGCTCAACGTCATCTGTTACTTATAAATGGCAAACAAAAAGTTTTAACTCAGGTAGGAGTATTATGATCGGAGGCACTGCATCAGATGCAGATAGCAATCGAGCAAGTGTTCCTACTAATATAACTTTGATGGAGATACTAGGATAATGACTAATATAATAAATGCAATAATAGCAATCAATCCAAACGCAGAAGTTTCTGTAAATGGCGAAGATTACAATCAAATAACTTGGTTAAATGATACAACACCAATTAGTGAAGCTGATATAAAAGCTAAACAAGCAGAGCTACAAACAGATTTTGATAATAAAGAATATCAAAGAAAAAGAGCTGAAGAATATCCAAGTATTAAAGATCAACTAGATGATATTTATCATAATGGTGTTGATGGTTGGAAAACAACTATCAAAGCAGTAAAAGATAAATATCCTAAAGAATAATAAATGGAACAAGAAAATAGAGAAGCTATTATCCGTATAGAGGGTAAGCTAGAACTGTTAGATCAAAAGCTAACAACTCTAAAAGACAATCATTTATGTCATATTGAAAAAGATATGAAACAACTGAGAACTCTTGTGTGGTTTATAGGAACTACTGTCTTTCTTCAAATGTGTTATTTAATAATTAGAACTTTATTATGAAGAACTCATGTATCTTAGTTATCTCAGATACACACATACCTTATCATCATAAGGACTCTATAGATTTTCTTAAAGCTATAAAAAGAAAATATCATCCAGATAGGATTATACATATAGGAGATGAAGTAGACTCACATGCTATTTCATTCCATGATTCAGATCCTGATTTACATAGTGCAGGTGATGAACATAAAGTATCTCTACCTGTAATAAAAGAGTTAGAAAAATTATTTCCAGTTATGGATTTGCTAGACTCTAATCATGGTAGTCTAGTCTATCGTAGACAAAAAGCTAGTGGTCTACCTAGAGCTGCTATGAAAACCTACAATGAATATTTAGAAGTAGGTGATGGTTGGGTATGGCATGATGACCTAATGATTAGAATGTCTAATGGACAAGACTGTTATTTCTGTCATGGTAAGTTTGCTAATGTATTAAAAGTAGCACAGCAATATGGATGTCCGACAGTCCAAGGACACTATCATAGCTCTTTTAATATCCAGTATTGGGGTAATCCTAATAGTTTAAACTGGGGAATGCAAGTAGGATGCCTTATAGATTCTGACTCATTGGCATTTGAATATATGAAAACACAAAAGTCTAGACCAATTATAGGTTGTGGTATAATAATAGAAGGCATACCAAAACTTTTACCTATGGTCTTAAATAAAGGTGGAACATGGAATCAGAAACTGACTTAGAATATTTAACAGAACCCAAGCATGGTCTGAAACTATCTAAGAAAAAACTATATTTATATATCAATTCATCTAGGGGAATCTATGCCGAAATCAAACTCAAACCAGAACAATGTATCGAACTTGCAAGACAACTACTCAACGCCAACTATCAACTTAACTGAGGAGCCTACCATGTATGAACCAATGAATAATAGAAGATATGGAGTAACAAAGAAGTATCATCACAATAATAAAAAACATTATGTGAATGTACAGTATGATACTAAAGCACTACCAAGAGTAGTAAGAATCTTTAGTGATTCTAAATATGGAACTGAATACGCAGATATGTGTATAGATCTATCACATGATATAACAGAAAGATTACAAACATATGGTAATCCTGAAACATCATTGAAAAGAATGGCATCACAAACGCCAAGAAGATCTACTGGTGAACCTACAACTATTAAAGGTTTAATAGTAGATGAATTAATTAAATCATATTACCTGGAGGATTAAATGGATTTTGACACTATAAAAGAAATAGCTAAAAATAAATGGGATCAACTTAGTAAACCTTATCAAGCAGGCATTTGCATTGTATTGATAGTACTTTTAGTTTTTATTATTGCATAATGGAACTTCGTGGATCTACTGATTACATAGTTATACATTGTTCTTATACCAAACCTAATATGGATATTGGTTTAAGAGAGATCAGGGATTGGCATGTCAATGATAATGGATGGCGTGATGTAGGCTACCATTATATTATAAGAAGAAATGGTGAAGTAGAGTTAGGTCGCAATGTAAAAGATACAGGCGCACATGCTGCTGGTTACAATCACAAAAGTATAGGTATAGCTTTAGTAGGTGGTATGGCAGATGATAATTCTACAGAAGATAATTTTACAGATAAACAATGGACGACTCTATTAGATCTTGTTAAACAAAAATTAATAGATTATCCAGACGCAAAAGTAATAGGACACAATGAGATTAGTGAAAAGGATTGCCCTTGCTTTGATGTACAAAAATGGAAAGAAGATAATTTATGAATCCACTAATGTTAATTAAACCATTGTTAGGTTTAGGTAGCAGTCTACTTGGTAATCCTGTAGCAAAACTTATAACAGAAAAAACTGTCGGAGCTATAACTCATAAGCTAGAGAAAGATAAGATAATAAAAGCAAAAGAGATCGAAGCTGCTAAAGAAGTAGATGTAGCTAAGATTAGTGTACAGTTAGAACAAGTAAAACAAACTGCTAACTCATGGAAAGATGAATGGCTAGTTCTTTTTTTCTCAATAATTTTTATAATGCATTTCCTTCCCTGGACTCAAGGATATATGATTACAGGTTGGGAGATACTAAAATCAGCTAATGATTACTTCTGGATTATTATTCTTACTATTGTAGGCGGTAGCTTTGGAGTTACAACATTAAGTAAATTTAAAAAATGATTTGGATTATAACTGCTATGCTATGGCATGTAGATGTTGATGGTCCATCATATAGTACATACACTGATAAAACATTTAATGGTAAAGTAGAATGTTTAGATCATGTATTCTGGAATAAAGCTGAGTTAGTTTATAAACTAGCAGAAGTACATGGTAAAAGAAATGGTAACAATCTTAAAACATGGGCATTCTTTTGTGAAGGTAAACCTCTAGACGAAGTATGAAAATATCAGACAACACTTCTGTGTCCATGCCTATGCGTAACCTGCTCTCTATCGTAGGAGCTTGTATGGTTGGAGCTTGGTTTGGATTCGGAGTTATTGAAAGACTAAATATTATAGAAACTGAATTGCAACTAATGCAACAAGACCTGCTTGAAGCATCCTCACAAAAGCCTATAGACCAGGAACAGTTTATGTTATTGGAGTTTCTATCAAAGGAACAAGATAAACTAAAAGAAAAGATTGAAGCTGAAGTACCAAACATTAAAAAGAATGACATGACTATACAGTTTCACGAAGAAAGAATAATTGACTTAGAAGAAAAGAACGGAACTTACTAATGATTGAAATAGTATTTGCAATGATGATGATTCAAAATGGATCAGTTATAGAGTATGTACCAACTCAAGGAATGACTGACTGTCTATCACAGAAAAGAATACTTCAGAGGTCTATCGGAGAGGATCAAGTTGGTATGACTGTGCAATGTAGTGAAGTAAAAGCAGAATTAGAGAACGATATGGGAAGGCTACGGATCATAAAGATTATAGATTAAGACTTCTTCCATCGAGATATATTTTTCTCTCCAGACTTTATCATCTTCCATTCTCTTATAACCCACTCAGGATTAAGACCTGCAAGATAACAAACTGTTTTAAAGTCAGTAGTATTTGACTCTAACCAATTCCTAGCTAACAGAACATCATTATCAGTCTTCTTACGAACAGCATCAGTAAACTGCTGAGCTATAACAGATACCCATAAATTTTGTTCTGGTGTTGTCATTGACTTACTTTCTCCTTTATCTTTTCTAAATATACTACTGCATCTAATAGTTCTTCTTGTGCATCATTAATCCATTCTACTAATGGTTTCTCAGCAGTACGCATTGTATTGCCATACTTAATGATACCTGCATTAGATCTTTGTAACATTCTCTTAGCGACTTTCTCTACTAATGGATCAGTCTTTATGTTCATATAGCACCAGCTTTAGTTAACGATTGAAACTGAGAACAATACATATCATTATCTTTCCTACGAAAGTTATCCTTCTCTTTGAGTCTTATAGATTCTTTCATAGCTAATAGATGTTGTTTGTATTCTTTAGTTTGTCTAGCCCAATGTTCTTTCATTGTACCAGATAAATCTGATGGAGCTTTGAATACCTGTTCAGCAAGTATAGTCTTAAGATATTCTTTAACATAACTAGCTTGAGCTACATGTTCTGCTTCAGTATCTTCGTTATCGTAGTTTTGCTGGAGGGCTTTCTCCATGCCTTCTCTTGTAATGATTGTCATTGATCCTCCTCATCTGGTGTTTCAAAACAATAAAAGACATAGTTTCTATCAACCCTATCTCTTATCCACCTAACTGGACATTGATCCAGCCAATCGTGGAACTCATCACTCATTGGACTTTCATTCATATTATGATCCTTTCTAAAATGGTTTTTCGTCTAGATCCTCCCAAGACTTATCTTGATTACTAATAGACTGTAACTTCTTCCTAGTTTCCATAGCTTGTTCATAAGCAGTAATACCATGACCAATCCAATTAGCTATCTCACCTGGAGTATCTTTTAATTGTATTCCTTTCTCGTGATGTAAAGTACAAAACAATTCAGATAATCTACCAGCTAATCCTACAGCAATCATACCTATTTCTTTTTCAACAGATTGTGGAGCAGCTGCAGGTGTTCGCTGCTCGTTAGTATCTTCATTAATATCTTTATCTGCTGCTTCTACTTTATATGCAGTTGCATTACCATTTCTTTCTGGTCCATAGCTTACTCTAACCTTTGCACCTACGCTAGTTTCTGGATCAAACTTACAATAGAACTTAATCTTTGTACCACTTTGATCTAGTATGACAGGCATAAACCATTGATCCTTTCCTGGTTTTGGTGGAGATAAGTAATCCACAGTACCAGTTGATGTATTCATATCCATATATTTCTCCTTATTAATTGTTCCAATTTTCTTGAGCATACTTACGATCCTCCTCTGACCATTTATATCCATCTGTATTTAATGGAATCATTCTCTTAAATGTTTTTATATTAGGTACAGTCTTCATAAATAACTCTAAAGATTCAAACGAATTTACCATAGTTTCGTAGTTTCTCATAACAGTTTCTTCATCTAATTCGAATACTGCTGACTTCTTATGTGAGGCATAGACTAATGTTGCTGGCTTACCTATGAGTACAGAGTATAAAGATTGTTGTCTGACATGATCTTCTCTTGGTTTAGATGGTACAGCTAATGTAGCTTTAGTATCAACGATCATATGTTCCCATTCGAAGTCTGTTACAGTAGTGATAGGATGCTCTAAATTGGACAAGGAATGCCTTCTGTAGCGTTGGAATAGGTTAGGTACTCCAAAATCAGGAAAGTGTTCTTTGATAGCATTTTGAAGGTTTAAAGCTATACTACCTACTTTCTCTGTTTCGTCATGCCACTCACCATCAAACTGATTTACCATATGGTTTGTTGCATGTTCTACTATTTCTGCATCAGATCTCTTGAAGAATAAACCTAAAGCACAACCAAACTCTGATGAATGACCCATACCCATACGAGGTGTAGTCTCAGTCTGGATACCCATTAAGTTTCTAAATACCCAAAGAGAAGGGTTATTGTACCAATCATTACCTCTACTAGCACTATGTCTGTAGTCGTGTATTTTCATTTGTAATCCTTTCTTAAATCACTTATGTTTTTGTATGTCTAATTATGATCAACCTTTTCCTAATTATAATAGAGAAATCATAGTTACTCAACCAAATAAAAATAAACCTGCACACATTGTTAATATTCGTGAATCAAGTATTGAGACAATGTATTACAAGAAGTACATAAATTCTATACAGTATCAAGCAGGTAGTATATTCCGCAGAAAATGGGAGATGTCTCAGCTAATATCCAAACCTGAAGTCAAGGTACGAGTAGATCAATCTATCAATATGTCTATACCTGATGCAAAACTAGATGCTATGAATGATCTTAATAGATTATATTATATGATAGGTAATAAATCTTACGATATACTTGAATATGTATGTGGTTTAGGTCATAGTCTTAAAGATCTAAACAGAAAGTTTCAGTTCCCTAGGTCATATGGTGGTCATAGATTCAGAGAATCTCTTGATGAAGCAGCTATATTCTACGGACTAAAGGATAAAGGTAATACTATTCGTGGCAATAAGAAACGCTAAACATCTTAAAAATGTTAGGGAATATCCCTGTTCTTACTGTCGTACTGACCAGGACATACAAGCTCATCATCTTACTCATATCAAACCTAATGGTATGTCTATGAAGTCTGATGATTGCTGGACTGTACCCTTATGTCCTATGTGTCATTATCATTTGCATCACTATGGTGAGCGTAGATTCTGGAGAGAAAGACAGTTAGAACCAGGTATCTATGCTGCAATCTTATATAAGAAAACACTTGACAAATGATATTCACTAACTTACTAATTGTGATATAATTGCAACAGGTGTATCAAAAATGAAACATAACAATAACTTAACTAAATCAGAAGACTATCTTGAAAAGTTAGATATGGAGAAACTAACTGCGTCTGTTAAAGATAGTATGTCTTGTCCTGATAAAATAGCTTTTGCAATAGCTAGACTTATATCTGCTAAGATATATCTTGAGTTAGTGTGTGACGAAGAACAGTATCAAGACTATATTGTACAGCTTGAAGAAGAACTAGATATACCTGATGTCAAAAAAACACTCCATTGATGGTAAGAAAGTAAAGGTACATTGTACCGATATTATTCTAGAACTTCGTGAACCAGACTTTACTGATGATAATCTTACAGATTGTTACGGACACTTTATCAAGCGTAAAAACTTAATACAGATTAACAAAGGTCTATCAGATATTGATGAAGCAAACACGACTCTACATGAGTTAATGCATTGCATAGCCTACTTGTCTTGTGAAACAAATGATGGTGGTGCATTGGACAAAGAAGATGTAGAAGAAAGAGTTGTTAATAATTTTAGTAACTATCTCATTGGCATCTTTCGTGAGAACAAATGGTTGCTAGATTACTTCAAAGAAAAATTATAGTGGTAGAAAGAAACGCTAGAAGTGAACAGTTTTATTCTAGATTTTGATCCTGCACTCATTCCTTTCTACCTATCAGTTACAATCTAGCTAGATGAAGGTTTTACCTTACATAACGTAACCGAATATTTTAGCGAGATGTAGGGAAGCCAATCCTATAAAACCTGCAATGTCTTACCATTGATGTGTGCTATTGTGCTGTTGGTATCCAACATACACTCAACCAACTGAGGCTTACATTGGTCATCTCTATTGAGCTTGCGCTTGTACTCGTCAGTACACTCAAATATTTTATTAAACAATTGAAGATAATGTAGGATTAGCTTTCAATCGTTGTATATGTTCGTACTTATCTTTAACTAATATTTGTATGACTCGTCTTTTAGTTAGACCTGTCGCCAAACAAATGTTCTCTAATTGTTCTGTTAATTCTGCATGATCTTTATCAGTTACATTGATCGCAAAATATTTCCAACCATCTTTAGTCACTTATAGGATTCCTTTCTACTAAGGCAGCTGTACCCATAACATTAGGTTCAATAGTCATTCTTTGTTCATGGTCTAACCAATCAACAAAGTACTTAGATGCAAGTGGATTTAGTGTAGGTAAATCTTTTAGTCTACCCTCTTCATCAATATATAAATCATAATTCTTATCATTGTATCTTGCACCAGTTATTTCTATCATATTGCAATCAAGATGTTTATACATCCCATTGTCACCTTGAAACTCAGGTCCATCAGTACCTTGTACTTCAACATCTTTTACTCTACCATCACAATATAGTATTGTTACTTTATATTTATTCATATGTTTTCCTTTCATTGGTGGGGGAGATTGAGGGCTAACTGGGTGGTAAGCTTTTCTCCCCCATAAACGGTGACAACTATAAAGAAGGACTAAATAATTGTCACCTATCTTAATGGTAAATAACAAAAACCATTAAGAATATTATATAGATGCAGTGAGAAGATAGCACTCATTAACGGTACTAGGTCTCCCACCGCACCAACCATGGTATATATTATTTGATATATCCAGGCTTAGCCACTACACTAAACGCAACTTTAGGATCATCAACATAATTCTGTGCTTCTTCTTTACTAATCATCTTATTGATTTCAATCATCAATGTATTAGTAACTTGAATCGGCATATACCCTTTGATACCAGAATGTACTGGCTTACCAGTAGAAGTATCCCAGTCATTAACTGGATATACTTTTATGTAAACCTCTTGATCCATATCTGGATTAATTATTGGATTGCTCATAGTTATCTCCTTTCTTTAACCTATAGTAAAACCATCATCTGATAGTTTACAAAAATCTGCAAACTCTTTTAGTAAATCTAAATCACCTGGATAACTAGCTTTGTTACCACTAGATATTCTGTTATACATCTCACTCCATAGTTCTCTATCATAACCTTCAAGTTTACCACCACAATCTGCACCTTTAGATTCAGTCCATTCTTGTAAGTACTGCAACATAATATCTCTAGCTTCTTTTTCTTTCTTGTGATCTTTGTTATACTCATCAACCCATTCTTTAGCTTGACCTTTATCAATCATTGAATGTATTCGTTTAGCTAGTTGTAATGATCTTGCACCTTCAATCTTTACAAGGTCATTGTAGTTACCACGCCTGAGTTGGTCTTCAGTTAAGATGTCATCACAATATGTTTCTACAAACAACCATAGTGGTCTCCAGAACCATACATTAGATCTGAAATATGTTTCATCACATGTATCATTACTCCATCCTGATAAATCAAAACCCATAGTTTTCTCCTTTCTGTTAATACCACCAGTCTTTAATGGACCAGAGGAATGAGTTTGTATTAGCAGCTAACATCTGCCAAAAGTTTCTACCATAGTTCCATACATCTAATAGACTTGTTAAAAGTAATATAGCTATGATAAAAAGTATTCGTGTATAATCTCGTGGTTTATTTTTCTTTGCTTCTTCTAATCTCTTGTATGCTATGTATTGATGTAGTTCGTCAAGTTTCTTATCTCGCCATTTAATTTCAAACTTATATAATTTTCTTTCTTCATCATTCATTGTTTCGTTTCTGTTTTTATATTTGTAAAGAACCTTGGATCTTGTAATTCAAAATCAAATACAGTCATTAGTTCTTCACGAGTAAAGTACGTTGTCACTACTTCATGTTCACATAACTTATCTATCTCTTTATTTCTATCTGCACCTTGCTTAACTTTTTCAACAGATGCATCTAATAATACTTCAGCATCATAGTAGCTAATATCTTTTAATCTATTCATTACTTATCCTTAAACTGTGATTCAAATAATTTAAACTCTGCTTGATACTCTTGTACTATCAAGTTAATCTTTGCTAGTGCTGCTGTATATGTAATATCTTGATCATAATATCTGTCGATAATCTTACTGATTTCATCCATCCATTCATTCGGCATTCTCTAGTTCCTTTCTATCATGTATTGCTTTGTTTCTTATCCTATCAGTATGACCCCAATAACATATAATACATAAGTTATTACCGTCTTTCTTTATAGGATCCATTATGAAACCAAAGTGTTTAGCTTCTGTTTCCCAGTTACAATACCTACATTTAAGTGTCATGACTTATCCTTTCTAATTAACCCTTATCTCGTATCTATTTGTTAATGGTTCTCCACCTACTGCATTAGCCCACCACTCTCTATATAAATCTTCTAGTTGATCTCTCATCATTCTAGCTGATTCTATACTAAATGTTTGTGCTACAGGATTCACATTACCATGTGATATAATCCAGTATGTAGGTTTCTTACCTTTGTATTCTGTTTTAATCTCAGTTATCTTACTCATCACAACTCCAATATTCTTTAACAACATCTTCTAATGCAGCTTTAATAATCTGAGTCTTCTTACATTTTAATTCTTTTGCTATTATATCTAGCTCATCATTTATTTCTTTAGGTATAGCAATACTATGCCATACAGGTTTAGGTTTCTTTGTATCTTTTAATGACTTAAAATCTATCATACTATTCTCCTTTTGTTCTATGCAATTGTTGCTTCGCTCTATTAGATAGAAGTAACTTTGCTTTATTTATAAATTGATTTGCTGTTTTTAATTTTCTGTACTCTATCATATGCTGTGCATCAGATAGTATCGCCATGATATATAGATTCATATACTTACCATATATTCTTTCAGCTTCTCTGTAGTCTCTTAGTACTTGAGCTTCTGTAACTCCATACATTTGTTTTTGTGTAGCCATATTATTTTCCTTTCATAAAGGTTGGGTAGGATTTAAACCTTAATGTTATTCCAGTATCCTACCCATACCCATTAGTTATTCAGTAGTTGGTATAGTTACTGAACCTTCTAGATATTTATCTGAAGCTCCAGCCCATACTGCTACTCTGTGAACAACACCTTCTGAATCTCTGAAATATCCAGAGTACATAGGTGCATTCTCATTATCAGATACTACCTTATACAGATTGATTCTATCATTCTGCTTTGGTGCATACTGATCATCTGCAAATGCTATTGTTCCCAATAACATTGCAATCATAACAACTATAGTTTTCATAGATCTATCCTTTCTGTTGTTGTTAATCTTTCATTAAGTGTTGGTGAATATCATCCATCTGAAATCTAAAGATCTCAATCTCTGATTCACACCAACTAGTATATATATATTTACTATGTATTACAGTAATAATTATTAGACATATTACTACAACAATCATTAACATAGTATTAATATACTTGTTATCTCTTATGTTCATAATAGTACCTCACATATAAACATTACTAAATTTGTAGTGTCTACATCATACACACAATCAAACTTAGTAAACAATTCATTAGACTTTTCAATGATATAACTATCATCAAACATCCATACTTCATATTCTCCATGTGTCCATAACTGTTGTCCATATCCATCACAGTTGAATGCTGCTTCTCCACATGGATCCATTTGTTTATATTCACTCATAGTATTCCTTTCTTTATCAAGACTCTACAGCTTTCGATCACCCTTCTTAACCCTTGAAAGTCGAACCGTAGGTTCGTCATTCTTCAGGCGAGCGAAGCGAGCCGAAATTTTTTGAGAACAAAACAAGAACATTCCCCCCGAAGGGGGAACATTCAAAGAGATTAACTCCCAATAGGTGGCAAGCCTTGTTGCTCTCTCATCTTGTTGATGTCAGATAGTGGGATTTGAACCGCCTTGGATTCTCCCTTCAGTTCTGCCCAAGATATTGCAAGCCCTGCTTCTTTGCATAGCTTCCGCCATTCAGCTTGAAGCTCAATCAAGGTATCAGCTATGACCTTTTCTCGGTGTTCGTTCTCACCAAATCTCATCGCTGAACCAGCTTTCTTATGGTTCATCTCTGCAAGATTGTTGTTTTCTTTTTGTTTTCCTCTGTGATATTCAGCAGAGAAACCTAAACAATTGTATACAGAGATTGCGAAGGCATCAGCTATTGAAGTAAACCCAGCTTGATTTGGGTTAGCATTGTTTGCTTTAATCTCACTAGCTACTAATTCTTCTAGGTCATTAGTCCAGTTGATTAGTTGTTTTGTTATTTCAGTAATCATATTGTTATTCCTTTCTATGATTTTTATATTATATTTATTAGATACTATTTATATTATACCGTCAATAATTATTTTAATTATTTTATGTATTTTATTTATAACTAATTTTTATACACATTTTCATCTTCATTCGAAGTATTGGAAAATGCGCAAGCAGTCGTTGTCGCCCCTGCGAGGGGAGGGAGTTCGGCATTTTGCACGAACGACCGTAGAATAAATAAATCCATAAACCATACACATATTGATTGATTCATATACATACTTACTTCCTTCCGTATAGTATTACACACACACATATCTTCTTATCTTCGTCATACTTTCGTGTCGTTGCGTACCGCAAAACAAAAGGTAGAGAAGAGAAAAGATAACGATACCAAGTACATAAATGCAGTCGGCAAGGGTTGGCGAAGCCAACTCCTCACCCTGGCGTTGACTAACGCCTACGAGCAAAGCTCGTAAGGGGGGTTTTGTAACGGTATAGGGCGTAATAATATAACGTATGGCGATAAATATATATAGGAGGTATCCAAACAAAGTATTGACAATGAAACGATACTATACGATATTCCAAGAGTGGGGGGTTTGTTAGATCCTTTCTGTACTCCCCACGCTTTAATCAATCATATTTACAGATTCTGAGGGGGTTTGGTATTTAGAGTACCTTACCACTAGAATAAACAACAACCAGCTCGTATCAATAGATATGGGCATTTAACAAGGAGACTAAACTATGCCAATGGGTAAAGGAACATATGGTTCTATGAGAGGTAGACCACCAATGAAATCTAAAAAGAAGAAAAAGAATAAGAAAAAAGCTAGGAAGATGGGCAATGCTTACTAAAAAACAACAAACATTACCTAAATTTCTACAAGATAAGATCTTGGAGTCCAAAAAAAAGGACGAAAAGAACCCTGATCGTGTAGTTCAAAGGAAAAATAAGAAGTTCTATGGCTAAAAAAACAAAAAGATCTAGCGGATCACCCAAACCTAAGAACCCTGCTCTCTATGCTAGGGTAAAAGCAGAGGCAAAAAAAAAGTTCAAGGTATATCCTAGTGCATATGCTAACGCATGGCTTGTAAGAACCTATAAAAAGCGTGGCGGAAAGTACTAGTGGCGTACAAAGGTGGGCTACGCAAGTGGTTCAAAGAGGATTGGCGTGATGTCAAGACAGGAAAGAAGTGTGGTCGTAGTGGCAAGAAGGACAAAGGCAGACCTTATCCTGCTTGTAGACCTAGAAAAGTAGCTAGTCGTATCTCAAAGAAGGAGGCAAGCAAAAAAACTGGACCAAAAAGAGTCAATTGGTCTGTAACAGCATCAGGAAGAAGGAGAAAGAAAACTAAATGAAGAAAATGAAACAACTAACTCAAAGACAAAAGGATACTTTGAAGAAGCATGCAAAGCATCATTCTGCTAAGCATATGGCTATGATGAGAAAAGATATGAAAATGGGAATGTCGTTTTCAAAAGCTCATAAAAAAGCCCAAAAGATGGTAGGAAAGTAATGGCTAGACGCAGAGACAAAATGCCTGCCAGGAATAAAAGGAACTTCAGACCTACAAAGTCTGGAGCTGGCATGACAAAGGCAGGAGTCGCTGCATATAGACGAGCTAACCCAGGAAGTAAACTAAAGACCGCTGTAACAGGCAAAGTTAAACCAGGCAGTAAAGATGCCAAAAGAAGAAAATCATTCTGTGCTAGAAGTGCAGGACAAATGAAAAAGTTTCCAAAAGCTGCAAGAGATCCTAACTCAAGATTGAGACAGGCAAGACGCAGATGGAAGTGTTAAGGAGAATATATGTCATTAAAATTTGCAACTGTTGATAATGATGCAGTTGAGATATTAAATAATAAAGTTGTAGGACCTAATTCTAGATTTGATGGTAAGGAAATAAAAACCAATAAAGACATCAATGAAGTATTTGGAATCAAGCCTAAAGTAAATATGGCAGATTACATGAAGTTTGGAGATAGTGGAGAGCAACAACTATATCTTGATGCTATTAAAGTATTTCGTGGAGAGATCAAAGGTCCAAGAGCTATGCAGATTATGAATGCAGTAGAAGGAGAATTTGGTCCAGGTATAATGGATAAGATTAGACAGGATGCATTAAAAGGTTCACCGACTATGCAAAATATATTTCCAGAACTAATGAATATGCAGAAGTCAGAATTACAAAAGCGTGGACCAAAAGGAACATTTAGAGATTTTTATCCAGGTGATAATATGCCTAAATATCCAGAAAATAGAAACATGAAATATCCTACAGAGGATGCTATACAACCAATGTTTAGACCAGGAGTAGATCCCATGGGGATGCCAACATATCCTGCAACACAAAATAAATATCCAGGTATGACAATGGGTCCAAAACAATTAAATAAAATGCTTATGGCAAATATGATGGGATTGTTATCTTAATGGCTAGACCTAAAGGAGTTAAAGCAGGAACAAAAGCAGAACGCTTAGCAGCAGAACTAGGTAAAGGACAAACTACACCTTTGAAGTATATGTTGAATATGTTGAATAATCCTAAAGTATCTATTGAAAAAAAGATGTGGGCAGCAAAAGAAGCAGCACCATTTGTACATTCTAAACTAGCGTCAGTTAATAAAACTATTTCAGGAGATGATGAAAAACCTATTGCAGTTACAATAGGATGGCGTAAAAAGAAATAATGGAAATTGAAATTCCTTATGAGCCTAGACCTCTACAGGAAAAAATACACAACGCATTAAAACGATTTAATGTTTTAGTTTGTCATAGACGATTTGGTAAAACAGTATTGGCAGTCAATCATTTAATTATGACTTGCTGTGAAAAACCTAATTCTAGATTGGCGTATATAGCACCAACATATCGCCAGGGTAAGGCAGTCGCTTACGACTATTTAAAAGAATATACAGAACCCTTAATGAAACTTGGTGGAAAGCGTCACGAAACAGAACTCAAAGTTGATCTTTGGAATGGATCTAGAATACAAATCTTTGGAGCAGATAACCCAGACTCACTTCGTGGTTTAGGATTTGATGGAGTAGTCCTGGATGAGTTTGCTCTCATGTCACCTCGAACTTGGTCAGAGATTGTACGACCTGCAATAGCAGATAAACTTGGATATGTTATATTCATTGGAACACCAATGGGTCATAATCATTTCTGGGAAGTATATGATCTTGCTAAAAGACGAGGTGGTGATTGGTATGCTGAGTTATATCGAGCATCAGAATCAGAAGTTATACCTGATGATGAATTAGAAGAAGCTCGACTTACAATGCCTGAAGATCAATTTGAACAAGAGTTTGAAGTAAGTTTTCAAGCAGCAGTATCTGGTGCATACTATGGAAAGCAAATACAAAAAGCAGAACGAGAAGATAGAATTACTGATATTGAATATGATCCTAATAATGAAGTAGAAACATGGTGGGATTTAGGTATAGGTGATTCAACTGCAATATGGTTTGCACAAAGATCAGGAAGTGAAATACACTTGATTGATTATCTTGAAACATCTGGTGAATCATTAGCATACTATGCAAAAGAAATAGAAGCTAAAGGTTATAACTATGGTAGGCATATAGCACCACATGATATAACAACTAGAGAACTTGGAACTGGTAAGTCCAGATTAGAAGTTGCTAGAGACTTAGGAATAGATTTTGAAGTATGTCCTAAGTTAGAAATAGATCATGGTATTGAAGCTGTAAGAAATAATTTAGATAACTGTTGGTTTGATAAGAACAGATGTAAGTATGGTATTGATTGTTTGCGTCAGTACCGAAAACAGTTTGACGATAGAATGCAAACATTTAAAAATAAACCTCTGCATGATTGGGCATCACATGGAGCTGATGCTTTTAGGTATGGTTGTTCAGTTGATGCACCAACAAGAACTGATTGGACTAGACCTATGTATGTAGATACTAGATATATTGTTTAAGGAATTATATGGCTAAAGGAAAACAACTTAACGACTTTGAATTATCAGGAATATTAGGCGATCATATTAAAAATGCTTATGGCTTTTATTCTTCTGAGATAACAGAATCAAGACGCAAAGCTAATGAATATTATTTTGGTGAAGCATTTGGTAATGAAGTAGAAGGTAGATCACAAGTAGTTTCTACTGATGTTGCTGATACTATTGAATCAATATTACCACCACTACTTAGAATATTTACTGCTAGTGATAATGTAGTTAAAGTTGAACCAGTTACACAAGAAGATGTTGCTATATCAGAGCAAGCAACAGATTATCTTAATCATATTTTTAATAAAGATAATGATGGATTTACTGCTTTATACACAATGTTCAAAGATGCTTTGTTACAAAAGAATGGTATATGCAAAGTATATTGGGATGATTCTGAAAAAGTAGAAAGAGAAACATATGAAAACTTATCTGATGATGAGTTCAATATGTTAATAGAAGAAGATGGAGTAGAAGTATTAGAACATACTGAGTACGAAAGTGAAACATTTAAGAAACAAAAAGAGAAAGCTCAAAAAGAAATAGATGAAGCAGGTGATGCATTAGCTGTAACAACTGCACAAGAACAGTTAGATGCTTTGGAAGTTCCTATGATGCATGATGTAGTTGTATCTAGAACACAAACATTTGGTCGTGTTAAAATAGAACCAATACCACCTGAAGAATTTTTAATTGAAAGACAAGCTAAGTCATTGAAAGATGCTAACTTCCTATGTCATAGAGTACCTATGACTAGAAGTCAGTTAATAGAAATGGGTTATGATTATGATGCTGTTTATAATTTACCATCAGAAAACAAAGAACAATATAACTCTGAGAGATCTACAAGATATAGAAACATAGATGATGACTATGATAGAACTGTAGGAGATGAATCTACAGAAGAAATAATTATTTATGAATCATATATCAAAGTAGATATGGATGGTGATGGTATAGCTGAGATGAGAAAGATTACAAGTGCAGGTGATACAGGTTATACAATATTAGATAATGTTGCTGTTGATGCCCATCCTTTCTGTTCAGTAACACCAATAATTGTACCACATAGATTCTATGGTAGATCAGTATCTGAACTTGTAGAAGATATACAGTTAATTAAATCTACTGTATTAAGACAAGTACTAGATAATATGTATCTAACTAATAATAACAGGGTTGCTGTTATGGATGGTCAAGTTAATCTTGATGATCTATTAACTAATAGACCTGGAGGTATAGTTAGAACTAAAGCTGCACCTAATCAAGTTATGATGCCTATGCAGAACCAACCATTAAGTAATCAGGCATTTCCACTACTTACATATTTAGATACTGTAAAAGAAGAACGAAGTGGTATTACTAAATATAATCAAGGTATGGATACAGATACTTTGAATAAAACTGCATCAGGTATTAATACAATACTATCTCAATCTCAAATGAGAATGGAACTTATTGCTAGAGTATTTGCAGAAACAGGTGTGAAAGATATATTTAAAAAGATATTTGAACTTATAGTTAAGTATCAAGATAAAGAACGCATAGTAAAAATTAGAAATAATTTTGTACCTATGAATCCTATGGAATGGAAAGATCGTTGTAATATAAGTATCAATGTTGGATTAGGTACAGGATCAAGAGATCAACAGTTACAAATATTAAATGCAATACTTGGAAGGCAACTAGAAGCTATCAAACTTCAAGGATCTGCACAAGGACCAATAGTAAATTTAAACAATATTTACAATACTTTAGCTCGTATTATGGAGAATGCAGGACTAAAAGATGTAGCTGCACACTTTACAGATCCTAAGATTGGTATGCAAAGTATGCGACCAAGACAAAAACAACCAAGTGAATTTGAAAAAGTTTCTCAAATACAAACACAGCAAAAAGCAGCTGAAGCTCAAATGCAGTATGAGAATCGTTTGAGAGAATTAGAACTTAAATATCAAAGAATGATTTTAGATTTTGAAACTAAAGCAAAAGAACTTGAGTTAAAATACAAAGCTGATATTGATGAGAAAGCTATAAGACGAGCATCATTAGAACAAAAAGGTTTAAGTGATGCTAATAAACAAATGCTTGACGCAGCTACTAAAAATATACTACAACCAGAACAACCAGTAAGTAGTACAACAATAGCAATAGATGTCGAACCTGATCAAAGAAAGTAGTCGAGGCGTAAAAGCTCAACAGATACTTGATAACGAATTATACAAAGAATCATTTGACGAATTGAAAAAGTCATATGAAGAAGCGATATTTCAAACTAAACCAACAGATGATAAAGCTAGGTTTTCTATATACCTGGCATATCAGATATTAGGTAAAGTTGAAAACCATCTCCGAACAGTTATGGAGACTGGTAAACTTGCAGATAAACAAATGCAAGATTTAAAAAAATAGCACCACCCTAACGGAGTGCTAATATAACACCAACCTATAAGGAGTGAATTATGGCTGATAAAGCTACAAATGTAATAGACGCTGGTAAAGTTATTGCTGGTCTTATGACCAACGAACCTGAATCAGAAACAACTGAACAACCAGTTGAAACAGAAGCTGCACCTGTAGAGGAATCACAGGATGAAGAAACTGTAAACCCTAGTGATGTTCCATATATGGAGCAAGAACTAGAAGAAGCACCAGCTGAAGAAGCTGTTGTTGAAGAAGAAGCTACACAAGATATTAATGAAAATTCAGAGGAGCCTTCTTATACTGTCAAAGTTGATGGTAGTGAGATGGAGGTGACCCTTGATGAATTACTTCGAGGGTATCAAAGGGAAGCTGATTACACACGCAAAACATCTGAACTATCCTTAGAGAGATCAAGGTACAACGATATGATGCAACAATCTCAATCAGAGATAAATCAAAAATTGTCTAAACTAACTGAACTAACTTCAGCTGCACAACAAGAATTGCAAAATGAATATAGTAACATAGACTTTGAAAAACTTTATGAAGATGATCCTGCTGAAGCTGCAAGGCTTGAGCATAAGATGCGTAAAAGAGCAGAGAATCTTCAGCAAATACAAAGAGAAACTCAAGAAAATCAAATGAATGAGTTTCAAAGATACATTCAGGAACAACAAGCTAAAGTTGCTACATTGATTCCTGAGTTTGCTGATCCTGCAAAAGCATCAAAAATGAAATCAGATATGCGAACTTACCTAACTAAGTTAGGATATAACGATAAAGAAATCGCAAGTGTATATGATTCAAGGCAAGTAATGTTAATCAAAGATGCTATGGCATTTGATAAACTTAAAAAATCAAATGTTAGAGTTACTAAGAAAGTTGCAAAAGCACCTAAGGTTTTAAAGCCAGGCGTTGCTAAAACTAAAGCTGAACAAGCCAGTAAGCAAAGACGAGATAAACTAAATCGTCTCAAAAAGACTGGTGGCGTAAGAGATGCTGCAAGAGTCTTTAGAGATTATCTTTAATTAATAGGAGGCCCAAATGGCACAACCAAGTAATCTGTACGACACGTACGATACTACTGGTATTAGGGAAGATTTAGTAGATGTGATTTATAACATATCTCCTGAAGAAACCCCAATACTTTCAGCAATTCCTAGAACTGCTGCAAAATCTACAAAGCATGAATGGCAATTAGATGCATTAGCTGCACCTGGAGCAAACGCTGTAATCGAAGGTGATGATGCAACTATTGATGCTATGACTGCTACAACTAGAGCATTTAACTTTACTCAGATTTCTGACAAAGTGATTGCCCTTTCTGGAACTCAATCAGCTGTTGATGCTGCTGGTAGAGCTGATGAAATGGCATATCAAATTGCTAAGAAGTCTAAAGAGTTAAAAAAAGATATGGAATTTACTCTTATCAAAGGGCAAGTTCAAGCTGTCGGTGACGCATCAAATGCTAGAAAATTAGGTTCAATCCCAACATGGTTGAAAACTAATGGTGATGCAGGATCTGGTGGAGCTTTATCTACTGGCTCTGGTACTGACTTACCTAACTCTGGTACTGACAGAGACCTAACTGAAACAATCTTAAAGACTGTTATCAAAGAGGTTTATGAGTCTGGCGGAGAAATGGATCTATTAGTTGTTCCACCAAGTGTGAAACAAACTATATCTGGTTTCAATGCTAACACTACTAGATTTGGACAAGCTGATGCTAAAGTTGAGTACGCAGCTATTGATGTTTACTCATCAGACTTTGGTGATCTACAAGTTGTTCCAAACAGAGTTATGGCAACAACAAGTGAAAGCAATGCATTCTTATTACAAAGAGACATGGCTGCTGTTGCTTACCTAAGAGACTTTTCAGTAACTGATCTTGCTAAGACAGGTGACTCTGAGAAGAAACAACTCTTAGCTGAGTACACACTTGAAATGAGAAACGAAGCCGCACACGGTATTCTTCTCGACATCAACCAATAATCTAAGCGAGGGAGCTTCGGCTCCCTCTTTAGAATCATTCTAAGGAACATTATGTATTATAAATTAACAGGAACTGTACAGAAAGTAGACTACACAGCAAGTGCTGCAAATAGCTCTGCTATATCAGATCAAGTAAGGTATGTTAGATTGTATGCTACAACTGATTGTTTTATTACAATAAGCAATCCTGCTGTAACAGCAACAACTTCTGCAACTCCTTTACAAGCTAAAGACTATGAAGTTTTTAAAGTAGCACCAGGAAATATCATATCTGTAATTAGATCTGCTAGTAATGGTTCATTGTATATTTCAGAACTATCGGAGTAATTATGACTGATTATAAAGCACCTACTACATTTAAAATAGGAACAACTCAAACTGTAGCTGTTGGTAGCTCAAGTGCTGCAACATCTAATGCTTTCAATGCACAAACAAGAGAAATAAGAATTGTAACAACTGTTGATGCTTATGTTGAAATGAATGCAACTTCACCTACAGCAACATCATCTAGCATTATTGTTCCTGCATTCACACCAGAATATTTTAGAGTTACTCCTGCAACTAAAGTTGCTGTACTAAGAGTAGGTTCTACTGATGGCACAGCAAGGATTAGTGAACTAGCTCAATGACGATTGCTACTAGGTTTTCACACAGAGGACAAGATCGTTATAGAGATAGAAGAACAGATACACCTAACGATAATATTAAGTTACAAGATGGAACATACTTATTGATTGAAGGTGGTGATAATATTAAATTAGAACAAGCAGTCGGTACTGTGTTTAGTGGAAGACCAATACCAAATTGATGACATTTAAACAACTAGTTGAATTATTAAAAGAAAAAGAACATGGCGAAAGATCCAAAAGTAGGAACAGGAAAAAAACCAAAAGGAAGCAAACGCAGACTTTACACTGATGAGAATCCTAAAGATACAGTAAGAATTAAATTTGCTACACCAGCAGATGCAAGAGCTACTGTAAGAAAAGTTAATAAAGTAAAAAAACCATTTGCAAGAAAAATACAGATACTAACAGTAATGGAACAAAGAGCAAAGGTTATGGGCAAGAATGAAGTTGTTAGTATCGCAAAAAAAGCTAAACAATCATTAAGGAAAAAACATGGCAGACAGTAAGATAAGTGAATTAACAGCATTATCCACACCAGCAGATGATGATATATTTGCTATTGTAGATACAGATGCAGGTCAGACAAAAAAGATAACAGCAGCTAATGTAAAATCATATGCAGGTGTAACTACAGAATCAGTACAAGATATTGTTGGTGCTATGTTTAGTAGTAATACTGAAACAGATATTAGTGCAACTTATGAAGATGCTGACGGTACTATTGATTTAGTAGTAAGTGTATCTGCTAGTAACTTACCTACAGGTATTGATGCTGCAAAACTAGGAGATGGCTCAGTATCTAATGCAGAGTTTCAAAGACTTGATGGCGTATCAAGTGATATACAAACACAGCTTGATGGCAAACAAGCATCACTTACATTTGGTATAAGTAACACTAATGTACCACAGTTTACTACTGGCGTAGCTGATGATGACTTTTTAAGAATATCAGGAACAAGTGTAGAGGGTCGTTCTGCTTCAGAAGTTCTATCAGACATTGGAGGACAAGCTAGTTTAACATTTGGTATTAGTGATACTAACGCAGTAAAAATAGATAGCAGTTCTGTTGCTGATGACGAATACGCAAGGTTCACTGCAAACGGTTTAGAGAGTAGAAGTACAGCAGAGGTTCTATCTGACATAGGTGGTCAGGCATCTTTAACATTTGGTATTTCTAATACCAATGCAGTTAAGATAGATAGTAGCTCAGTAGCAGATGATGAGTATGCACGATTTACCGCTAATGGTTTAGAAAGTCGTAGTACCTCAGAAGTATTAAGTGACATTGGAGGTCAGGCTGCACTTACTTTTGGTATATCAAATACAAATATTCCTATCTTTACTACAGGCGTGGCTGACGATGATTTTCTTAGAGTAGCAGGCACATCTATTGAAGGTAGATCAGCTAGTGAAGTACTAAGTGATATTGGTGGACAAGCATCACTTACGTTTGGAATAAGCAATACAAACGCAGTCAAGATTGATAGTGCGAGTGTTGCAGATGATGAGTACGCTAGATTTACTGCAAGTGGACTAGAGAGTAGATCAACTGCTGAAGTCTTGTCAGACATTGGTGGTATTACTGCTAGTTCTACAGACACACTAACTAACAAAACAATAGATGCAGATGGTACAGGTAACAGTATTACTAATATTGAAAACGCAAATATCAAAGCATCTGCTGCCATTGATGCTACTAAGATAGCTGATGGTTCAGTAACAAGTGCAGAGTTCCAACACTTAGGATCTGTTACTTCAGATATTCAAACACAATTAGATGCCAAAGCAAGCAAAGGTCTAGCTGTTGCAATGGCAATCGCTTTATAGGAGAAAACATGGCACAAGATTTTGAATCGAATGGCGCGCAGATAACAAACTCAGCAACTACAATATATACATCAAATAGTGATGATGCTGTTGTAGGATTGAGACTTGCAAACATTTTAACAACCACAGTTACAGTAAGTGTATTTGTATCTGAAGGTGGTTCTACAACAAGATACCTTGTAAAAGATTTATCTATACCACCAGCAAGTTCAGTAGAGCTAGTGCAAGGTGGTGCTAAATTTGTATTACAAAGTGGAGATGTTTTAAAAGGACAAGCTGGTACAGCAGACAGTATTGATGTATGGGTATCAGTAGTTGATTCAATTAGTACATAGGAGATAGCATGGCAACAATAACATCAGTAGGTGGTGTTCAATATATAGGTGATGCACCAGCAGGTGAAACTATACATGAACATGATTCTGAAATAAACAAAGATCAAATAATAACTAGTGCTGTATTAGCTGGACCAATTACATTTGCAGCAACAGTTACAGTTACTGGTACACTTGTTGTAGTATGACAAATAATCCATACGATAAAAATCAACCAATACACATTGATAGAGGTACTCGTAAACTTGTAGTAAAGAGTACACAAGATACTACAAATATATTAAAAGAAAATAGATGGTCACAAAATAATATTGATCAAAAAGGTGATTTACAACGCATAGCTCAGATACCATTAATAGCTTTAAAAGTTAAAACTAAAGAACGATTTGGTCATTCTAATTATCATAAATTAAACTTAGAAGAACAAAAAAAGATTATTAAAGAAATGGTAAACAGTAATGAGTATATGTATTTTAGAACAGGAGATAAGAGGTTATAATGGCATTAGATACTTACACAAATTTAAAAACCTCTATTGCAAATTTTTTAGCTAGAGATGATCTTACATCAGAGATAGAAGATTTTATAGATCTTACAGAAGCAGACTTCAATAGAAGACTAAGAGTAAGAGCTATGGAGAGTGTTAATACTTCATTTACAATAGATGCAGAAACAGAGGCTTTACCAACAGGATTCTTACAAGTTAGAAGTTTTGTTATAACTAGTACAAGTCCAGATAGAACTTTAGAGTTATCTACACCGTTTCATCAGGCTACTACAACTGGTATTACAACATCAGGTACACCTAGAATATATTCCATAGAAGGATCTAACTTTAGATTTAGTCCTGTTCCTGATACAGCAGTAACTGCTAGACTAACTTTTTATAAAGCATTTGATAGTTTAGATGGTAGTACAGCTACTAACTTTATCTTAACTAATCATCCTGATGTATATCTTTATGGTGCATTATATTTTGCATCTACATTTATTAGAGGCATGGATCAATCTACTGTAGCACAATTCAAAGCTCAATATGAAACTGCATTGCAACAAGTAGAAGAAGCTGATGCTAAAGATAAATATAATGGTTCACCTTTATTACAAAGAACTGATATAAATATTAACAATCTTGATAATGTAAAATAATGCAAGTACCTTTTGGAGAATGGTTGCCAGACCTACCTGATCATATTAATCCTGGTGCAACTGAAGCTAAGAATGTTTATCCTGCTGTAAATAGTTATAGACCATGGAAAAGTATTACACAAGCTACAGTTAATGCTCTAGATAATAGATGTCAAGGAGCTGCATCATTTACATCTGATGGTGGTAATGTAACTATCTTTGCTGGTGATTCTAGTAAGCTATATCAAATACAAGCTAACTCAATAACAGATGAAAGTGCTGGAGTAACTTACAATACAGCAGAAAATGGTTATTGGGATTTTGTAAAGTTTGGAGAAACAGTAATTGCATTTAATGGCACTGATGCACCTAGAGCATGGTCACTAGATACATCAACAGACTTTGCTGCATTAGGTGGTTCACCTCCATCATTTAGGCACGCAGCAGTTGTAAACAACTTTGTAGTTACAGGATTCCAACCAACCGCTCGTAATAGAGTACAATGGTCAGCAGTTAATGATGCTACATCTTGGACAACAGGAACTAACCAAGCAGACTTAGAGGACTTACCTGAAGGTGGAGTTGTTACTGGTGTTACAGGTGGACAGTTTGGTTTAATATTTCAAGAAAATAGAATTACCAGAATGGATTACAGAGGTGGTAATGTTATATTTTCTTTTAGGCGTATTGAAGATAACATAGGAGCAGTTCAAGGTAAGACAGTTATCAAAGTAGGAAACCTTGTATATTTTTTATCAGAAGATGGTTTTAGAGTAACAGATGGTAATAAATCTCAACCAATTGGTAATGGTAAAGTAGATAGATTCTTCTTTGATGATTTAAGATTTGCACATAGAGAACGAGTTAGAGCAGCTGTTGATTATAAAAATAAATTAGTATGCTGGTCATATCCATCTACTGCATCTGGTGTAACAGATAAAATTATAGTTTTTAATTATGAAACTTCTAGATGGTCTATTGTAGAACTATCACATGAAATGATATTCAACTATATATCACCTGGTTTTACTGTAGATGAATTAGATGATTATCCATCATCAGGTTCTAATAATTTAGATGCAATCAATGTTCCATTAGATAGTGATATATTTGTAGGTGGATTAAGATCATTAGGTGTATTTGATACCTCACATAAGTTTGGTACATTTGAAGGTGCTAACCTTGCTTGTGAAATAGGTACAGCAGAAACAGAATTATTTGGACAAAACAGATCACTTGTAACTCATGTTAGACCTATTGTAGATACAACATCAGCTACTGGATCTCTTACATTTAGAAATAGAGTAGGAGACTCACAATCTACTACATCACCTGTTGCAACTATGCACGCTACAGGTACAATACCATTTCATAAAAGTGCAAGATATTTTAAATTTAATATGCAAATACCAGCATCTACTACTTGGAATGATGCACAGGGTATAGACATAGAAGCAATAAAAGAAGGTTATAGATAATGTTAATAGGAAACCCAGCAGACTTTGATCGTATTAGAGCTAGATATGAAGCTCTATCATATCCAACACCAGCAGAAGCATCATTCAATGCTGTTAGATCTAATTATGAAGGATTACTAACTGGATCTGGTTTTGATACTCAAATGGTTCCTACAACTACACCTGGACAACAAGTATCTTTTTCTGTTGATCCCACTACTGGACAAGTAACTACACAGATACCTCAATATGATGTACCTACTTTTGAAAATATTTATGATATAGGAGAAGGATTAATAGGTTCAGATGGATTACCTAAAAATATAGGAGGATCATCAATGGCTAGTGGACAAGCATTACCTGTTGTAGCACAAAGAAGTGGTGGTGGTGGAGAAAACTTTAGAAATAGATCTGCAAATATAGACACTAGAAACTTCGGACAACTTGCATCAGATGTTACTAATAGCAAATTTAGAACTGCATTACTAGGTGCTATAAATCCTGCATTTGGATTATTAAATGAACTTTCAACTATGAGTGATAGAAATGTATTAAAAGATTTTGGTATAAATACAAATGTAGCTACTCAACAAATAGCAGATGTTTATAATAAGGCTATTAAAGATGGTAGAGATCCAGGACAAGCATTAAGAGATGCAACTATTATGGGTGGAGTAGCATTAACAGATAAAGCATTTCAAGATGCAGGAATACCTGAACTATCTATTAACCAACAATTAGCAGACTTTCAAGCTAAACAAGAACCTAAAGGTAATCAAGGCGGTAATCAAGGTGGTAATTTTAGAGATAATCAGGGAGGTAATAAAGGTGGTGGACTAAGTGCTGGTGCAGTCAGTGGTAGTAAACCAGGAGCAGCAGCAGGATTTAGACCATAATGGCAAGTAAACAAAACCTAGAATATATCTATCAGTACATTGATAGCCCAGAAGACTTTCAAAGAATTGTAGAAGATCTTACTAATCAGTTAATTACTTTTCATAATACTGAAAATCAAGAGGTATCAGCATGGTTTCTTGCATAAATTGTAATCATCCTTGTCATTGTAATAATGATGATACTTGTGATAAATGTGATTGTGCATACTGTGAACATGACAATCCTTTAGATGAATTTTGGAAGAACTTAAAAGATGGCACATACTTACAAAAATAGTAAAGTAGATCTTACAGCAACAAGTGTAACAACTGTTTATACTGTACCAACAGGAGCTACATCTATTGTAAAATCTATTTTAGTTAGTGATGATTCAGGTAGTGGAGATACTATTACATTGACAATAACTAACGGATCAGATGTATTTAGTTTATTTAAGACTAAAACTATTACAGCTAATGGAACTTCAGAATTACTTGCAGCTCCGTTAGTTTTAACAGCAGGAGAGATATTAAAAGCTACAGCAGCTACAGCAGATAGATTGCATATAGTATGTAGCTATTTAGAAATTACATGACAGTACCTGTACTTATACCTACAGATAAAGTTAAACATGTTGAACAGTTTGTTATTGATTCTATTGATAAAGCATTAAAGTTTTCAGGTAATCATTTTAACACTAAAGATGCACTAGATCAAATATATGATGGTAAAGCACAACTTTGGATACTATGGAATGATAAAAGAAAAACTAAATATCAAGGTTGTATTGTTACTAAGATAATACAAAGACCTAATACTAAATCTTTAAATTTATTTATAGTAACAGGTAAAGATCGTAAACTATGGCAAGATAAAATTAAAGTATTAGAGGACTATGCTAAAGAACAAAAGTGTAGTCATTTAGAAGCATATGCAAGACCAGGTTGGTCACGCATATTAAATAAACATAATTATAAAACAACACACTATTTATTAGAAAAAAAATTGGAGGATTAATATGTCATTTGGAAGTGATGACGCACCTATAACTATGACAGGTGGTGGTATATATGAACCAGCAGAACCATTCGTACAAGATATACTACAAGAATCTGCTAGACTATATGGAAGTGATTTAGGTAGAGAATTTTTTCCAGGTTCAACTGTAATACCATTTGCACCAGAAACACAAGCTGCAATGGATTTGCAAAAAGGTTTAGGATTTGCACAAACAGGTCAGAGTCCTTTATTAGATATAGCATCTGGAGCTATGGGTGGATTTGCATCTGGTGTTATGCCAACAGCTTATAGTCAATTAACTCCTCAAGCAGACTTCCTATCAGGAGTTAGACAATCTATTGGTCAAGATGTTATGGGTGATATAGCTACAAGATTTGGCTCTATGGGTAGAACAGGAACAAGTCCAGGAGCAACAGCAGCAGCTACTAGAGCATTTACAGATGCATATGCTCCATTTGCTTTAAGTCAAGCAGAAGCTGAAAGACGAGCGGAACAAACATCTATTGAGAATCAAATAGGTAGACAACTAACAGCAGCTCAAGGTTTAGCTGGATTACAATCAGATATAGATACAAGACGAAGTTCTGGTATAGATAGAATATTTGATGTAGGTGCTAGACAAGAAGATTTAGCAGCTAGAAATTTACAAGAACAAATTGATAGATTTCAGTTTGCACAAACAAATCCATTCGATAGATTAAGTGCATTTTCACAATTACCATTTGCAGCTGCTCAGTTTCAAATGCCTACTACTCAATTTGGATCAGCACCGTCACCATTAACATCAGCTTATGGTGGAGGTCAAATGGGATATGCATTAGGTAATATGTTTGGCATGGGTCCAGCAGGTGCAGCACTAGGTATTGGTGCAGGATTATTAGGATTTTAGGAGGAAAGTATGTATATACCAGGATATATAGGTGGCTCAATGAACATCATGCCAGAAGTTCAAGTTGTAAATCCATTATTTCAAAACCCTAATCCAATAATAAGTACAGATCCTTTTTTGAGTGATGCTGATACATTTGAACCAATGCCAGCTTTACCATCTACAGGAGGATTATTAACTGGTGGATCACAAGTACCATTAGCTGTAGCTGGAGGTGCAACAGTAGGTGGTGGTGCTTTAGCAATGATGAATCAAGCTCAAGCTAATAATCAAAGACCACCAGGTATAGCTTCAAGCAATGTACAAAATAAAGCAACACTAATGAATAATCAAGTCGCATCACCAGCACCAGAAGTAATTCCAGAAGTTCAAAATGTTATTAATGATATAAATAATATTCCAGTAAAAAAACCAACTATGAATAAAGAAGAACAAGTATCTGATGCTGATGTTAAAAAAGGTGTTGATGGAGTACTTGATAAAATATTTAATATGCAAGAAAATAATCCAGAAGCATATAAACAATTTATTAGAGGTGCATATTTTTATGAAGCAGGACAACAAGGACAAAGTATTACTCAAGCCATGCTTGGTTATTCTGAATTTAGTAATGCACAACAAAAAGCCCTATTAGATGCATCACTTAAATTATTAGATATAAAAGCTAAAACTGCTAACATTGGTCGAGATGAAGTAAAATTTAATCTAGAAATATTAAACAAAGAATCTCAAATACAAAATAGAATAAGTCAAATGGATGAAAGAGCTAGAAAAGCAAACGAAGATGCTGCTTCATATCCTTCTGGTATAACTGTAGCAGATGTAAAAAGCAGGATTGAAAATAAAATAGAAGCAGACTTCTTTGCTGGTATTAAAAATAAACCTACAGAAAATATAAACAGTTTAGTAGATCAGTTAGAACCTATAGTTAAAGTTAATTTATTAAGTGGTTTAGATATTAATACATCAGTAGCTAATGCTGTTCAACTTGCTTTAGATTCAGGAGCAATAACACCATCATACAATAAACCAGGCGTACTATATGGATCTACACCAGTTTCTGGTTCTGTTAATTCTAGTATGTTTGGACAAGCTAGTAGAGTAAAAGTAAATACACAAGCAGAATATGATCAATTACCATCTGGTACTCGTTATATAGATGGAGATGGAATACCTGGTATTAAACCATAATGGTTAAAACTCAATTTGGAGA